CCAAAAGCACCGGCAACAGCACCCGACTTAGCGGGGTTGCTCTTAATGTAACCCCAAGCACCTCGAAGCATAGCGTCTTCAGCTGCGTCTAGCGCCTCACCGCGGGCTGCTTTACCGGCTACATCCTCCGCTAGATCTTTGGCTAGGGCGCGACTCGCAGCGCTCAGCCCTTTTTTAGCTAGTACACCGCCGATAGCGCCGCCCAAACCTGTAGCTAAAGTAGCCCCTACGCTGGGTGCTACCTGACCGCCAAAACTAGCGGCTTGTTCAAGGAAACCATAAACCGTCGGAGCTTCCAGAAACTCATCAAAACCTGGGGTCCCGGCTGTGTATGCACCTGCTTGTTTCTCAAATTGACGGGCGAGATATAATGCGTCCTTAGCTTCTTTTTCGTCACCAGTGATTGTGTTGAAAGCAGCATCGAAGTAATTGAAAGATGAGCGCATACCTACTGCGCCGGAGGACATACCACGTTCGAATGCTTCTCCAAGACTAGATGGCCGAGCCTGCTCGAAAGCCTCCGACATTCCCGGTTGAGATTGAATCCCTGAAAAATCTGAGGGTAACTCTGGGCCACCAGATATATCGAAGCCTGTTGTAGCAGTCGTAGTAGGGGGTTGTGCTGCGGGCTGCGATGCGCCACCAAACACAGAATCAAACACCGAACTCAAATCAGGTTCGTTTGCGCTCTTAATCTTTTGTGTAACTTGGCCTGGCGTAATCTTTACACCTGACTCCATCATTGCCATTGCTGAAAGCATGCTAGAACGTAGATTTGGATCAGATAAATCTAGCTGATCGTCAGGGTTGACGTTCATTCGGCCGGATACAAACCGGATGTAATTATCGGTGTCGTTCTCGTTCGGGGGTGCGTATACCGAAATGACATCGCGAACAGAACGCGCGCCTCGATCTGTAGCGTAAGTAGAAATAAGTTGGTCCGCTGCTCTATAGCTAAATGCGTCGTCTTGAAAATCAACAAAACCGCGGTCGTTCCCTGACTGTCCTAACCAATCGTTTTGGGCAGAGAAACGAATATTTAATGGGTTATTCGCCATGTGCCGTCCTACTTTTCGCGCGGTATTTGAGTTCTCAAGATATCGAGTGTTTTATTAGAATAGTGACCCTGTAAATCACTGAATGGGATGGTGAAGTTCTGGTCCGTTGTAAGATCTGCGTTTTTAAAAACAAGTTCTTCTCTGCCGCCTTCAGTACGAAGGAACACACGATCTTGAAAACCGCCTATTACAAAACCCGTGTCTTTTTGGAACCATTGCATAAAGAAATCGCCCCAAGTCGCAGCGCCTTTTGTCTGTGCTAGACCAGCTAAGTCTTGGGTCAACGCCCTAAAGAAAACATCTTTATTAGCCTTACCAATATTACCGCCCGTTTGTGATAGCGCTGCGACCCTGTCGACAACAAGAGCCGACGTTCTTAAGTCAATATCATCGGATCCTTTGACGGTGCGGTCATCAGGGTTAAACAAAGCTTCTGCCTGTTTGTCCAGATTATCTTGTACGTTCCCAACTGCTTCGCCGTATTTATCTCTCAGCTCGTCAAAATATTTATCTCTATCTAAAGCAAACTGATCTTCATCGAGCTGTTGTTTACGAGGTGTAATGTTGTAGAGAACCTCGTTAAAAGCATCGATCGGATTCTTAGCTTTTGCAGAACCAGCTGTGAGCGTCGGCTGTGCAGCAGCTATCATGGCGGCGAAACGAACACGGTCGTCACTAGTCATACGCCCTTCGCGGGATGCAGTAATCGCATCTGAATATTTAGTGATACCCAGATCAGCCAAACGAGTACGCATGTATTCGTAGTCTTCTTCGCTTGGTCGCAGCAAACGGTCTTTCAAAGCTGTACGTATTGAATCTTCGGTGAGCTTAATCTGACCATTAGTGCCGCTAATACTTCCTTGCGGCTGAGAAGCAGATGCTACAGTTGGTAGGCCTTTGATAAGGTCTGCCTTTATTTTCTTAATTTCTTGATTAATTAAGGCGCGTTGTCTGTTTCCGGCCTTATCATTTTTCAAAGGTTCTTGTTTTTCACGCAACGCAGCAATCTCAGGATAATCCTCGAGCGCCATATCCAGTTCATCTTTAATAGGCCGTAAAGCTTTTGATTTCTTTTGCATCGCAGGCCTGCCCGTACCCCCATAATCAGCGTTTCGTGCTGCTATAAGGCGTTCGTTAATCTCGGCAGCTCGCTCTTGGTACGGTGTTAGGACTCCGCCTTGCTGACCCGCTGGAGTATTTTTGACCTGATCTTTCAAAAGCTGATCGACATCCACGCCAAAATCACGGAGGGACGCTACTTGAGCATCGTAATCCATGTTCATAAACGAAACCAAGTACTCTTGTGCCATGGCTGGTTTGATTTTGGCTATTCTTTCGGCCTCTTGTAACCCAGCTTGACGTACTGTTTCTTCGGCTGTGAGACCCATGAGTCGTCCCACATAGATATTGTCACCTGCTTGAACGCGGTGCATGTTCATAGTGTCTTGAGCTAAACCAAAAATCTCATCCTGAGTAAAAAGCCGAACCTCGTCATTAGGATCAGAGGTACGCATATTGGTTACGATACCTTTACCACCGTCTTGACGGTCGATCTGAACAATAAACTTACCCTCCAACCCAGGGTCGTTTGTTCCCATAGATGTGGCGGGTAAAATTTTGATGCCTTTAGCTCGTTGTAAGTTCCCGTCTTCCCCCTCGTACAAAGACACTACATCGTTGTGGATCATATAGTTTTCGAGGTCTCTCTTATACTCAGGGTTCGTAAGAGCGTCTGGTGTTACTTGAAGAAAATCGCCGCTACTACTACCGCTGTTATTCTTTAAACTTGCGATACCAAAACCAGTAGCAGCCATCTCATTAAAACGTTGGTTAGCAATCTCGGCAGTATTCACCATTTCTAAGGCATCGGCTTGCTCCATACGCAAGCGGCTCTGCTCGAGCTGGTTTCGATTTTTCATAAACTGATCGCCCGCCCCAGCCACTGCTGAGAAACCGCGCAATAAACCAGTTCCAAAATTCTGAGACATTACGAAACCCTTTCGAATTGAACATCGACTTTATTATAGTCAACCATTTTCCAGCCGTTTGGAGCTTCGCTTACGGCCCATGGAACTTCGTCAGCCATCACACCTCGGTATACGTCATCATTGTTTTTGTAAGTAAACTCATAAATGTTTACTCCTTTTGGAGACACGCCTACTTTCTTAATGTTTTCCTTCGCGCGCCGATCACTGAGCGCAAAGGCGAGCACGCCAAGTTGTGCCATTGTTGAATATTGTTGTGACTTGGCGGCTGCTTTATCACGCATATACGCTTGTTTTCTCATCGAAGCGTCTTGGGCAGCATTACCTAGCTGATTCAATGACGAGCGGTTTAACCCCTGACCTATGTTAATTAGGTCAGAAAGTGTGGCTGTATTGAGTTCGTCCTGCATAACGCGAGCGTTGTTGATAGCGTCTATACTGCCCAACGTAGAGCCTCGTTGCGTAGACAAGTTGCGTTGCTGCATTTGTGCCGCGGTCAAATTTGCGCCGTAGCGTTCAAGGTTTCGTTGCTGAATTTCTCCTGCCAGCTTCGCTTGTGTAGCGGTGTCTTCACGAGCTTGATCAATCAACGACGTATCTGTCTTAGCTTTGTTAACTAGGTTTTGCTCGAAACTACCGAAGTTTGCGAGATAGTTCATTGCTTCGGCGCGAGTGATGTTAGCGTAGACTTTATCTGGATCAGTCACTGTAGGTAGCGCCCCGCCGTAAGTCTGATAATTAAATAGTTGAGTAGCAATTTGGCCTATCGCACCCTGACCTGCTGGGATTAAATTAACCATACTAGTACCCCCTCGCCTTACCAAGTGAGCCTTCTCTGTTATAAGCTGGCGTAAACATTGTCCCTCTGATTACTTCGGGCTTATTGGTCACGGGATCTGTTTTAATCCTGCCATCAGCATCTACCGCAAAGTCAACTGTGTTTTTATTCTGGTTTACTTTAGCGGCGGCCGCGCCAGCGAGCGTTCCGATTGCCGCCATTTTTGCGTTCGATACATCAGCTTTAGCTTTAGCTCTAGTAAGAGCCTCTGTTGTAGCCATACGACTTGCCTTAGCCATGCCGGTAGCTGCGTCGGCTTCTTGCCCCTGAGCAATGCCAAGTACGTTTGTTTGCATTTTGTTTTGTATTTGTTTGCCTGTAGAGGTTGCTGCTGCCAACTGGCTCTGGGATGCTTTAGCCATATCTGATGCTGCGTCAACACGAGTCGTATTAGATAGCGACATTTCACCGGTAAGAGCTTGTTGAACATCTGCGTTAGCGCGAGCTCGAAGACTTTTGACTTTGTCATCGCTCAAAGACTTGTCGCGCATGTCTCTTAACAGAGGATCAAAAGTTGCCTTGAACCTGTTATGGCGCATCAAAGCAACGGATGCGTTGGCTTTCTCTGCTTCCGTCGGTTTGTAGTCTTGCTTCTTTGGTTTGCTACCCATCGATTCGCCTCTTAAATATTCTGGTCTCTAGTGACCAACCTTCGTTTTTAAAATACGATTCCAACTCATCTACTGAAGTCCAAGTCTCAAAAAACTCACACTCTAATTGTTGTGCCACATTTCGGAAGAACGGCAAATACTTTATTACGCAGTTCCCGCCGAGCTCACGAGCCCAAGCAATCCAAAAGTGCAGCGTACGATCCTTCGTATACTGATCCGTTATAACGTTCGTTATAACGAAACCGTCGGGGGCCACATACAACAGCGCGTTTCCATATAAACACTCTGCGTAAACATCCTCTGGCCTCCATGTCAGGCTCGGTATCTGCGTCTTTAGTTCCTGCAGAGCGGGCCCAACCCAACCCCATTCATCGCGAATATCCGCGAGAACAGGATTAGATAAATGATTTTCTTCCTGCGTACTTGCGGGTCTTGCGTCCACCGTGGACTCCTCCGTACCTAACTTTAGCTACGATTGGGTTGTCGGCTTGGCGAGCGCGGCGTTCCGCGTAAACCATGCCTTCGTTAAACAAACTGTTGTAAACCTGTGCTGCGCCTAAGTCCGTCCAGTCCTGAGCTGGCATGCGGCATAAACGAAACAGTGCGCCATTAATTATGGTGTCGCGGTAGTCCGTCATGATCTCTTCGTCACAAGCGTTAGACGTGAGCGTTGGTTTTAGCGCTACTCGGATGTTTATGCCCCGTGAGAGTGTTGCGCTTGGGACGGGGACAAGATTGAACTGGTCGAGACCTTGTTTAATGAAGTACTCAGGTGTCCCTGTTTCTTCCCGCCAGTTCTCTTTTCTTTGCTCAAGCAGCCCAGTCGAGACCGGCTCAAGAGATTTGCCGTCGTAAGTAACCCAAACAATACGATGTACGTTTGTACCCGTCGGTGGTTCCAGATCGTATTCATAGATATTTGCCACTGCTGTTATAGGGTCTAGCTGCTTCTGATAAGCGTCTGTCTTTTCACACAGCTCGATAACAGCAGAACGAATGTTACGTTCAGCAAGCATCTCCGGGCACGCTGGTACAAGAGACAGCACATCTGGCAAAAGTGTTTCGTACTTAATAGCCATTAGGCGTCTCCTCTACGTTCTTGGTTCGGTGTGGTAATTGTGTCTACCTGAGCCTTACCAGTAATTGCTTGGGTGAATAAGTTGTAATGTGACGAGGCCCGTTGTGCGTTCGCTGCGACCTCAGACTCTTTCATGTATGCCATGTACAAGATGTAGTTCTGAACGGCGTTAGCGTAGATATCATCCACTCCGAGGTTGTTACCAGCCACAACAGCCGCTGGATTTTTGGAGTAAACAATTTCGATATACGCATTACCTGACACGCCTGGGAAGACGTAATAATTTTTGGGGTCCTGCTCATCGTAAATGTAGTTCTTTACGACGTTTGTGTGCGCGGCGTCACCAGTTACATTCGGGTCATGCCAAGTAGGGGTCTGTGTATCCAACACATCTCTTGCTACGAGGCGAATAGACCGCCCTCCGTTACCGCTAGATGCTGCCGACATATTTCGTACAACGCGGAGCAAGCGGTTGCCGTCTGAAGGAATTGTCTGTTTAGTCCCAGTAACAAGCGTGACTGTAGTGTTTTCAGAGGTGGCGTCTGGTTTGAGCAGAGCGATCTCCCGCTGTGCATCATTCAACCATTCAAGAAGCTCGTTAGTTTGGTCCCAGCGAACGCCCCCAGTATCCTGAAGTACTTCCTGAACCTTATCTATAACATCATTAACAGCTACGGCCATTTGTTACCTCTTACGAGCGTAAAGCGGCTTCCCAGGCAGCTTCGCGTTGCTCTGTAGACAATGTCTTTCCGGCTAGTTCGTTTATAACGGCAGCCTTAGGAGTATTGTCTTTCTTAAATTTGGTGGCATCGCCTTCTTCCATCAAAGCAACCAGTTTTTCTACTAATTCATTAAACGAAACATCGGGTGCTTCGTCTTCTTTTTGGGTTTCTGATTCAGCAACGCTGTCTTCAACCCGTTTTGCTCCCAGTGCCATAGCCGCTAAAGCAGCATCTTCTGCTAAATCCTGCGGCTCGTTTGGGAAAAGAAACAGTATGGCGCCCCAATCGGTAGCAACCCTTAGTTCTTTATCAGATACAACTTTCATGTGATTTCCTTTCTATGAAGAAGATGCCCCTCTCTGGAAGGAGGGTTTATTCCAGAGAGGGGACTTATTCTTACTGAGCGGTATCGAGTGCGATAACGCCAAAGTCCTGAACAGAGCCAGAAACATCAGAGTTATACTTCGGCTTACGAAGACCAAAAATCTTACCGACAGAAATACCGGCTTGGTTTTCGTAATCGAAGGTGTCTTCGACAATCTCAGGCAGACCAATATCGGCCATAGCCAAGGCTTGTGCGCCACAGAACAGAGCACGTGCCCCGTTTACGTCAGCGTTCGCGCCCCATTTGTAACCAGCAGCACCTGCGTTAGCCGAGGTACCGGCGGTTGCACCAGCTGTGTTGAAGACATGACGGAACTCATGAACCATAATGCCATCTACCATCAGGCTGGATGAACCAGCAAACAAGCTGTTTGCATTACCGCGAACACCAGCGTTTCTGACGTTAGCCAGGAAGTCGGAGTCGAGTTTCAAATCAGCCATTTGCTGTGGGGTTACGAAGAGATGGAACATCTCGTCGTTACCTGCACCGCGGATACCACGAATGTAGTTATCTTTGGCGTAGGCTTTCAACTCAACAAGACACTTGTAAGTGATCGTGTCAGCAGCATCGACCTGAGTCGTTGCAACACTGGATGTCACCAAGTTACTTGTTGCGTCCCAACGCACGTGACGTGCGCTTGTAGGAGCAGACACATCCGAAGCAAACTCAAGGTCAACCAGCTCATGGCCAGCTGAAGCAGAGGTTGTGCGGAGTGCGCCGTTGTTTTTGAAAGTGTAAGCAACACCAGAAAGCGTCAGAAACGCCAACTGGTCAATACGGTCAGCCATGGCATATGCCAAAGCGTCACGAGACTGCTCACGGAAGTTCACAACCGTTTTCTGGTCGGCCATACGTCCAGCAACGCGGTTAGCAAAGCGGAGTTGGTCCAGCTCGATTGTGATGTCGAAGGCACGCAGTGCTTCTTCATTACCTTCCAGAGTGTTGTCGCCGGTGATACCGTCGCCAGTCATATCTGCAAGCAATGTGATGTTTGCTTT